GCCCAATACGGACATATGGTCGTTAAACCTTGACAAAACAAACCTGTTGCGGTTCCTGTGACACACCATACATATTCATGTCCTATGGTTAGAGTTCCAAAAAACTGACCTTCACCTACGATTACTCCATCTGTTTTATCACATAATTGTAACATATTGAACGTCACATTAGAACATCCCAAGGCGGTAAAACCTGAATTTAAATAAACACCTTCAGATATTGCGATGAAGTGAAAACAAAGTGTGAATGTAACTTGTGGTTGATTTAGAAAATAACAATACCCATTAGATTCCAAATATCCGTAACTAGGTAGGGGAGTAGTTGACTGATAAATCGGACCTATAGATGAATCACACATCGAGGTCATAGGTCCATTAGACATCATATCGATATCCAACATTTGACCTTGTTGCCCTAAACAGGAAAATCCAAAAGTAAATAGTATAAGTATTAGAATTAGGCGTTTCATACCTATAAATATCATTTTTTCTAGTATTAATCAACACCAATAAAAATTTATTTGTGAGTTATTGATTAAATTAATACCTTTGTACTATGAATATTTTCGTATTAAATTTAGATGTGAACGAGTGTGCAAAAGACCATTGCGATAAACACTGCGTAAAAATGATATTGGAAACGTCACAACTTTTATGTGGTGTGCATTGGGTTTCGGGAGGAGAGGCTCCTTACAAATTAAGTCATAAAAACCATCCTTGTTCAATATGGGCTCGTGAGTCATATTCAAACTATGTATGGTTAAATGATTTGGGTTTTGCCTTATGTGATGAATACCAAAAACGATATGGTAAAGTACATAAGAGTAAATCCGTATTAGAATGGTGTTTGTCAAATAAACCCAATATCCCCGACATAGGTTTGACTCAATATGCGAAGGCGATGCCTGATGAATATAAAGTGGATGATGTTGTGGAGTCTTATCGTAATTATTACAGGGAAGGTAAGAAAGATTTACTTGTTTGGAAAAATGGTCATACACCTAAATGGTTATGATTTTTGGCAACCGCCTTCTTTACAGAACATTTGTTTTTCCTTCTCTCGTCTTTTCTTTAAACCTGAGAAACCTGGTTTGTTTGCGTTAAAGTTGGTTATCAAATTTGCCGCCTCGGCAAAATTACCTTCTTTAACGTAATCAATTAGTTCTCCTTTAGAACTAGTCCCCCTCAAGGAACCACAACCGGCATTAAATGCTAATGAGGTTAATGAGTCGAACATACTTTGGGTGATGGGTCTATTGATATTTTTATTTTGCCATTCTGAAAATATCCTCTTAACGCATTCCGAAGCGGTATTTGTATCTCTCCTTAAAATTTTCTCCGCTTGGGTCGGATTAATCTTACTTTTAGGTTTTGCATATTCACCTGTGTGTCCCCATCCTATGGTCCAAACATCACCGGGTATTCTATATGATTGTAACACAGGTTGACATTTAGATCCCACCTTACCTTCTTCACATTTTAAGAAATTAATAAGTTCTTCCGACGGTGATAAGTTATTTACACTTTGTAGATTTGTATTTGGTTTATTTATCTTAGGTTTGTTATATTGAACATCACCTTCAGAGTTTATTATATGAGGAATACCATTTTGATTTAAAATTGAAACGATCTCGTTTTTTTCAGATTCGGTAAATTCCATCGTAGCATTTACGATTTCATAAAAACTTTCCTTATATTTTGATATGAGTTTAGTATTAAATTGAACGAACAAACGAACATTATTAATTTGTCTTAGTGTGTTATATACTTTTTGTTCATCAGTACCAACTCCTGATGTTGCATTATAAACATCATCGGCAAGTTTTTCAACCTTGTCAATTTTAACTTGTTCTATCAACCTATTTAATTGACTTTCTTTGATTATTATATCCATAACTAATAAATATATCGTAACATGTGTTGATAAAACAATTTTTTATTTTTATGATTGTTAAAAATTAAGAATATGAAAAAAATAGAAAACGGGGATACCGTAAAAGTTAATTACACAGGTAAATTTGAAGATGGTTCAGTATTTGACTCATCTATGGTTGAGGGTAGACAACCTTTAACTGTCACTTTGGGTCAAGGACAGCTAATTCCTGGTTTTGAAAAAGGTCTAATTGATATGTCAGTTGGGGAAACCAAGACAATTGAAATTGAACCTACCGAAGCGTATGGTGATGTAAATGAAGACATGTATCAAGAGGTTGAGAAATCAGTATTACCTGAAGATATCTTTGAAGGTATGATGTTGCAAGCCAGCGGACCTCAAGGGGTATTTAACGTTACAGTTAAAGAACTTAAAGAAACAACCGCAGTACTTGACGCAAACCATCCTTTGGCAGGAAAGAAATTATTTTTCGATTTAGAGGTCGTTGAAGTTATGTAACATAAAACCCCGATTTATTCGGGGTTTTTTATTTAAAAAATATTATATATGAAAGTTAGAGTTTTAGAAAAATTGGATGATAATACGTATATTGCAATGTCTGACGATGGTCAAACTGCGATAATAACGGATAATGATATCGAAAACTTAAAAAAAATAGGAAATTTAGATGAAACCTATTTAGAACAAAAGGAGAAATAATAATATTTATCTTAATAAGATAAAATATGAATATTCGAAAACAAAAAATACAGGAAGCCTTAGGAGTACCTGAAAACATAGAAATAGTATCCAAAAAAATAACCGATCACCTTTATTCACAAGTAAAGGATCAGGGAGATACGGAAATAGACCCAAATAAAAATTACGATTATGTTGTAAAGGGTCCTATGAATATTTCCGATTTTAAAATAGATAAAGTAATAATTACATTAGCCTTATTTGTTACCAACGAAGTGAATGACATTACCTTTTATGGTATGTCATATGGGTATGATTCATCACTAGATCCTAAGACATATAATATAATAACCAAAAAATCTAATGTAATTCAGTTAACGGTTAGAATAGTCTTACCAAAGGAAACGGGTAATAAATTCTCTGATTTATATAGATTTCTTGTGGAAAATAGATTAGAGATACAATCTTCTTTCTCTCACGAACTACAACACGGGTATGAGGGATCTAAAAAACCTTCAGAAAGTTCTAAAGAAAGAGCTAAGTACGTAGGATATACTAAAACTAACTTTAGGTTACAGCCAATTAATCTTTTTTTACATAATCTATACTATACAACAGCAGTTGAGAATGTAGTTAGACCAAGTGAGGTTCATTCTATAATGAAAACAGCTGGCGTTGAGAAAGATAAGTTTGTCGATTTCATTACAAGTCAAGAGGTGTATAAAAAATTTAAAAGTATTAGTAATTTAACATTTGATGACTTAATAGAGGATATGAGAAACCATATGCCAAGAATTAATGAGATTTTAAATGAAGTCGGTGAGGGGGGTTTATATGATAATGATGAGGATAAAATAAAAAGAGTTTTAGAATTACTATATATTAATTTAGGTAATCATATTATAAAAGGATATCATGAGTTATTAACTGAAAATTTCATGGAGAATCTTTTTGGATTTTCAGGAGATAAAAAAGAGTTATTTGAAAATTTTATAAAAACAGTAACTAAATACAAATCAGACCCAATTAAATTCTATGAATATGAGATAGATAGAATGAGAAAAATCTCAACAAAGATGATTAAAAAGATATCAAAAGTGTTTGGATTAATTGATGATAAAAATAAATCAATTAAAGATTGGGACCTTCATACAAAAATAAATAAGCGTACTCAGATTGAAAGCGAATTTAAGTATTAATTATGAAAAAAATATTAGATGTAATTAAAACTGATTTTTTGAGAAGGTATCCTGATATTATGGATGTTTACTTTACTGAACGTCAAAGTTATTTAGGGTCATCACCTGAATTACCTGAAGAAGAGAGAACCATTACTATAACGGTGATTAATATTGTTATAAATAATTTAAAAAATAATTTAACACGTTCACAAAAATATGAGTTAACTGAAAATATTTATGATAGATTGGAAAGAGTATATAGTATTCAACCTATTAAATACGGGGCAAAATGGAATGTAAAATTTTACATCGCAGAAATTAAAGAATATTTTAGACATGATTAGAAACTTAGATTCAAAAATAGTTAGAATACAAAAGATTATGGGTATTCCTAATTTAATAATGGAGGCATCGAAAAAAAATGTTTTAGTTAATAAACTAGGTTTAAAAGAAGAAATTGCGGATTATTTAGATAGAACTTGCGGTGGATTATCCGTTATAATGTTAAAAAAATTAATAGATCTTCTAAAGGGAGGATATGTCGATGGGAGTAATGTTAGTGATAAAGATGTAATTAGAGACATTAATTCAAATAATGGTTTTAGTTCTTTATATAGACAGAGTCTAACATCAATAATGGATTGGGTTAGAGTTGGATTAAACGGTAATTTAGGCACATACAAAGATGATACTTTTGCCACGTTACTGGCCGTATCGAAAAACTGGCACGACTCATTAGATATCGGTGATGGTGACATTAATTATGTTGAAAAAAATAGTGTTATTTTAGATTTTAGGGATAAAGATGGGTATGGATTCTATTGGGTTGACTTGAACACTAATGATTCACCTGAAGAATGTGATAGAATGGGTCATTGCGGTAGAACTGATAGAGATAATAATTTATATTCTTTAAGAGAAACTAGATTACTACCAGGTGGGAAATTCACCCTCAATAAAAGTCATTTAACTGCATCTATTAATGATGATGATGGTACTTTATACCAATTAAAAGGCCCAAAGAATTCAAAACCAAAAGAAGAATATCATAAATATATTTTACCTTTATTTTATAATTTAAGTGGTGGTAGAGAACAACCTGATTTTTTAATACGAGGTTTTGGTACAGAATACGCCTCAAATTTGGATTTCAAAATAACTGATTTACCGAATGAAACGATAAAAGAATTATACCAAAACAGACCTGAACTTTTTAACGCTTATAGTTTGAGAAAAAAACTATCAGAGTTAGGTTTAATTGAAATGAAAAAATTTGGTGAATTTATTTTAGAGATAGATGTTGATGATATTGGTGATTATGTTAATGGGGATTTTGTTTATTCTACAAGAAGATGGAAAGACGACCAAGGTTTTAATCGAGAAAAAAGGATTTACTTTTTTGAGGTTCTATTAACAGATCCTTGGGTTTTATGGGATAATTATAGTCAAGGTGGTGATTTGGATTCAATTATAGATTATCATACTAATAACGAAAATGAAAGTAAAATTAAAGAATATCTACTATCTTTGTCGGATAATCCATCAGAATATGAAGATTACGAATTAGTTGAACTAATAAAAGAGTTAGATGATGACGGAGAAGTTCAATCGGCACTATATTCCGCATTAAATGATGCTGAATCTGAGGATTATGTTAACGAATTACAAGATCACTTAAAAGATAAACTGGAAACATACGGAACCGTTTTATCACTTAACGATGAGGGGGCAAAAATTAAAGTAGATGTGCAACCTTTTATTGATGAACACCTTACCGACGGCGATCTTGAAGAAATAATTGAAAATTGTGGTGACGAAGAAGATTCAGGTTGTATTTTCAACGAAATAGTTCGCGGATATTATGGTTTCGATAAACCAAAATGGAATTTTGATGATAGATATTATCCCCACGTTGATAATAGTTATTTTAATGATGTTTTAAGTGATAGATTATCAGAATTCATGTAACTCATTCTGTTTCTTTAGATGCGTATTTAACACCCATAATAGTTCCTATAATACTAAATGCGTTTGTTAGTAAAATACCTAACATGTTTGACCAAGTAGAACCTATCATCTGAGTGTCTTTATCATTAAATAACGCAATCACATACATCAAGGTTGTTATAACACCTACTGTCATAATAACCCCTAATGAAACTTTAACTATTCTTTCTATTAATTGAGTTTGAGTTCTTTTTTGCAATACATCTAAATCGTTTTCAGCCGTTTTTTTAGCGTTTTCCGCTTCTATTCTAGCCTGTTCCGACTTTAACATTTCTTGTTGTAATTCTAAACTTATCTTTTCATTTTCTTCTTTCCATAAGGTTAATTCCTTATTTTGAACTTCAAAATTTACCCTAGACTCTTCGACAGATTTTAAACTACTTCGTAGTTCTTGCATTATTCTCTCATTTTCCTTATTTAAATCGATTAACTCATTATTTTTAGACTGTACTTGTTTGGTAATCTCTAATCTCTTCTTTCTAACCTCTTTATCTTTATCTAAACAAGTTTTAATATATTGTTCAAATTCGGTATCACCGGAATAATCGATAACCCTAATAATATTCCCCTCAAGACAAATATTCCTTGTCTTACATAAGGTAATTAACTGTTGTTTAGTTTGTTTATTAAATGAGATCATTTGTAAATTTTAAAAGGAGCCGTTCTATTCTTATAATTATCATAATCTTTCTTAAATTCCTCCAATCTCGGTTCTATATTGTCAGATTTTATAATCCAAAATTGAGCACCGGCCTGTATTGCCTTTGCTTGTTCTTCGGGTTCGTTAGATGATGATATGATACCAATAACAACGTGGTTACCATACTCAAAATTTATCTTTCTAATAAGTTCAATTCCGTCAAAAGAAGAACCTATAATATTAAGATCCACAAAAACACATTCAGGTTTATCACTACTACTGGTTTCATACCATAGTTTAAACATTTTAGCCGCTTCGTCAGAACTATTAACTGACTTAAGAGATAAACTTATCTCAAGCAATGAACAGGCATCTTCAAAAACTAAGTGAAAAAGATCCTCGTCGTCTACAAGTAAAATTGATTCTATCATTTTAGGTTAGGTTATTTAATTTTTATTATCATTTTAGTACCTATGTCATTTTTCTCACAATACAAATTAAAACCATGTTCTTCCATTATGGCTAAACAAATGTTTAACCCCAATCCTGTACCTGTTTCTTTTTGATCTTGTTTTCTAACATATGGTTTAGATAAATATTCGAAATCTTGTTGAGACATACCTCTACCGTTATCTTGAATAATTAATAGGTTGTCAGATTCCATATATATTTTTATTACTTTTGTGTCTGAATCGTTATATTTTAGACCGTTACGTATCAAATTATCCACCGCAGTACAAAATAGTGAATCATTAACATCTATCGTAGGTAGTTCAGAAATTAACACTTGACTTTTATAAGATGTTGAAGTTAAATAACTTTCTAATATTTCTTTCAAGTCATGAGGTGATGTATGAAAAATAGCATCTTTTTTAACTAAATTTGTAAATTCGTATACTCCTTTATATACTTTTTGTGTATGAATTAATCCTTCTTTAATCATTTTAAGAGGAGCGGATATCTTCAATTTCTCAATATCATCAGGGGATAAACGTCTTTCTAATGAACTTACACCTCTTGGTATATAGGTGTTAATACCTGAATGCATATCATGTCGGATTATTTTTGCCGCATGTTCTAAATAAGTGTTTTTCTTTTCAATTTCTATTTGTTGTAATACGTTTGATGTAACATCTGTGGCAATTTTCATTACCCTATATGTTTTACCGTTTTCATTTACAATAGGATTGTATGTTGATATTAAATACACTAATGTACCATCTTTTTTGACTCTAACAATATCACCCGAAAAGTATTGACCTTTCTTTAATTTATTCCAAAAATCTGAATACTCTTTAGAATTTTTTTCTTCATCTCTAACGAACATACTATGGTGTTGTCCAACAATTTCTTCGGAATTATAACCCATCAAATCTAGAAATATATTATTAGCGAATTGGACCGTACCATTCAAATCAAACTCAATAACCGCATTAGAACGGTTTATGGCGTTCATCCTGTTAATTATTTGATTTTCTTTTGATGTAACAACATTCGAAAGTTTGTTTGACTCATTTACCGAATGTGTAAAACTGTATAATGAAGATAACATTTGCGAAAAATTAAGTTCCTCGGTGGTCCATTCACGTTTGTCAAATGATTCAATACACACCACACCTAAAACATCACCCTTGTATATTATCGGAACATCCAACATAGATTTTATACCTAAAGGTTTTAAATATGTCTCGGTAAAACATTCTGTTGCGGGGTGGGTCTCCGCATCATTTGCTATGATTATTGGGTTAACTTCAATATAATCGAAATAAGGTTTATAATCTTTTTTATATAATTTTATATCTTGATACCATAATAGTTCAGATTTCACATATAATTCGACACAAGTTATCGACGATCTGCTTTTATTATATAACCATACTGAACATCTATCGGCATCCAACGTATCAACCGCTTCTCTGGTCATAGTTTTTGCCGCCTGATTAATATCTCCACTATAATAATCAGGGTTGTATGATTGGTTTAATAACACCTCATTAAACTTCTTTGAATTAAGTTGGGTTTGTTCGTATTTCCTATTTCTAGTAATTAAGCCGTGAAACAATTTAAATGTTATAACCGATGTCGTTAGGAAATAAATAACTTCAAATAAATCAGTATATCTATTGTGCGTAATTATACCCGCCGTTAGTGAGTATTTGTAAAAGAGGAATAATATCGTAATTAAGGCAGATAAGTAAATGCTTCTTCTTTGAAACTTTGTCATTAAGTATTATTTTTTCAATAAATATTTAAAAATTTCATAATGGCGAAATATTTATAAATAAAATTTAAGTTATGTTAAAAATCGGAATGAAAGGTAATGATGTAAAATTACTACAAGAAAAATTAGGTTTAACCGCAGATGGTGATTTCGGTCCTAAAACAGAAAAAACATTAAAAGAATGGCAAACTAAAAACGGGATAACTCCTGATGGAGTTGCGGGTCCGACAACTTTGTCGAAACTTGGGGTCCTAATTAAGGAAGATGTTGTAATTCAACCTGTGAGTGGATTGAATATATCAAAACTTAAAGGTCATGTTCCTGATTCAGTTTTGGCTCAAATACCTGAAACAGCTTCTAAATTTAACATAACAAATAATTTAAGATTGGCTCATTTTTTGGCTCAGTGTTCTCACGAAAGTGGAGGCTTTAAAATCGTAAATGAGAATTTAAATTATTCGGTAGATGGTCTTAAAAAGATTTTCGGTAAATACTTTCCAAGTAATTTAGCTGAATCATATGCTAGACAACCTGAAAAAATCGCATCAAGAGTTTACGGTGGTAGAATGGGTAATGGCGATGAATCCTCAAAAGAAGGGTTTAAATTCCGTGGCCGCGGTTTTATACAATTGACAGGAAAAGACAATTATAAAAACTTCACTAAATTTATCGGTGAAGATTGTGTTACAAATCCTGATTTGGTTGCATCAAAATATCCATTAGCATCTGCAGCGTTTTTCTTTAATAGTAATAACCTTTGGTCTATTTGTGATAAAGGTTCTGATGATGCTACCGTGACGGCAGTAACAAGAAGAGTGAATGGGGGAACTATCGGGTTGAATGACCGTATAAAACACTTTAAAGAGTTTTACCAATTACTTCAATAATTATAAGTATATTGAAGGAATGATATTGTGAATATCATATCCTGTTATTTTCTCCAAAACCGATTTAAGTAATTCGTGATATTTTCCGGCTTCCATACTTAGTAACTCATACATTTTAACATAGTATCGGTATTTAATTTTACAGTCTCTATTTGTTGAGGTCCAAGTATCTATTTCCATAAATAGATCACCATTAGCGTCAAAATATTGTAAATACCTACCGTCGTGATTTCCCGGCTCAAAATTAACTTTCGCAATATCTTGTAGGTAACGAATCATAACACTTTCTATTTTATTTTCAGTTACAATAATCTTCATATCACTTTCCAAGTTTCAATTTAACTCTATTTTCATATTCCTTCTGCCTCATATCGAAATAGTCCTTTAACTCATCCTTCCAGCGAAGATCGATGTATTGTAATATCATTTCATAAATTTCCTCCCACTCTTTGGACTGATCGTCTAAGTCCTGAAAATAATGATAATACATTCTCTCAACGACATCTTCGATAACCATATCGTAAAATCCGTCGAATATCGCATTAAAAGTCTTTATATACTTAAAAGTAAACCAACCTGAAACCATCTCATCTATTTTAGAGATCCTCCTTCTTAATTGATTTTGATTTTCATTTAAAATTATTTTCATAAAGATGGTAATGTCGGGTAAAACTTAAAATCATATTTTAATTTATCACTTAAATAATATCGTATTAAATCAGACAAATCACCATAAGACACTCCAAAAAGAGAATGCATTTTATGGAATAATTTTGCTGTTACATTAATTCTTTGTAAGAGTTTACTAATTTCAAATGTATAACCATCACCGTAAATTACATACAAGGACGGTTCCTCGTTAAATTCTTCGGGATCAAAATATTCTTTCTTGAATATAGTATCCAAGTATTTAAACAAAAAGATAGTCATTTTTTCCGAAATCATATTATTCACTAATTTTCATATGTTATAAATATATCTTATACCATATTTTTGGATACATATGCATCAGCATATGAATCAATATTAACGAATTCCGAATTCAAATGATCAATCACTTCTTTAATCAATTCATAATCCTTGATTGTATCACCCTGAGACGATGATTTTATAAGAAGTGATATTGCCCCAGCCAATATGTGAGAAGTATCTTGTACGGTGATTTGTTGTTGATTTTTTGGAAAACCGATTGAGATATAAGACCTACCGTCTTTGATTTCCACATCTACCGAAACTGATAGTTTCATACCATTATTTTTTTGATTTCGTTTGTGATTTGGATTAACTGATTTTCGTATTTTCTGATTTCAGAAAGTTGTTGTTGGTTAAGTTCTATGTCTTGTCCTTTGATTTCGGCAACTTTATTTTGAATTCTTGTGTGTAAATTTAGTAGTTCACCGTATTTTACCGCTTTTTGTTCTGTTGTCATAATTTTTTATTTAAAATATAATAAAAATTATTCAAAAGAATACCCTATTGAAGTCGTTGTTTTTGTAAATCATACCACTGACTCGTCCCCTCATAACTGTCGATAGTTGATTGAGAATGATGTACCCCTCCATCAAATATATTTCCTAAGCTGTTGTCAACACGTTTTTTAATACCACTTGTTGACATAATAGTATGGATAAAATCAGACTCATTCCTACTAAATGGTTTTTCAAATAAAAGTGTTATATGACAATTCAAACCATAATTTGATGGGTAAATATCACATTTAACCTTATAAAAATTATCACTTATATTGTTATAATCTTTAATATAACTCTCAACAATACGCTCAACAACTTTTTCTAATTTTAACGCCGCTTCTAATTTCATATCTAAAGACCTACGGATTTAATTAATGGTAAAAATGGAAAATTATTTTCAACCCACTTTATCATTTGGTCGTGCCATAATGGCCCAAAAAGAGAATTTAATTTATCTTCATATTCTTTTTCTAAATCTAATACGGGAGAACGTTTTTTCATCTCATTACCTTCAAAAGTATCATCAGACCAGTATTGAGGTAAATAAACCTTAAAAAAGATATCATAGTTAGGTGAAATAACATCGTATCTATGAACTTCCATATCAACAGGAATCATTTCATCTATATCGAACATATAGTCTATTTTTTGATAAATTATGTTGTTTAATTTATCTCTTTGGTTTTCACTAATAACAACTTTCATATGAAATAAATATTATATGATATATATTTATCGTTATGGATAATGAACAAATTATGCGAATTCAACTTCGTAGAAGATTAAATGTTGATGTATTAAAGAATGAATTAGATTATTTATTGGAGGAATCCGAACCTTGTGGGTATAGTAATTCTGGTGATTTCATTGCCGAATATTGTGACATACTAAAAGATACTGTAATAGATTATACTAATATTGAAGTAAGCCCGAAATCAAAGGACCTAATATATTTTTATATGGTTGATAATTTTGGTAGTTACTTAAATGAGATTTACCAAAATAAATGTAGTGGTAAAAAAAATAGACGATGGTTTAAATAAAAAACCCCACCTATTAAAGATGGGGATTTTTATATTACCAATCACCTGATGAACCACCACCACCGGAGTCTCCACCACCAAAATCACTCCAAGATGATGATGAGTCACTTGACGAACTCGATGATCCCCAAGATGGAGATGATGAGTAGTAACTACTACGTCTTCTGTCCTCTTCCTCTTCTTCCCGACGTTTCTTCTCTCTACGTTTACGTTCCTCTTCTTCCCTTTTTTTTCGTCTAATTGACTCTTCCCGTTCAATATCAGCTTTTGACTTATTAATTAATTCATTTGTCTTGTCAGTTAAAGATTTTAAACCATTAAATGACCCCACTAAATCCGAGGTAACTTGATAAGCCAATAACGTAACAACAAAAGAATTAATTAATGATTTTGTTGAGCTACTAACATCAGAATTATTTAGATAACCTTTAAGTTTATCGTGTTGAGTTTTAATCTCTGAAGATGAATTATTTACCTTTTCAACCATCTTTGCATGGTTTCTGTTTTTATCATCAACTGAATTAACGTAGTTATCAAAAGAATTTTCCGAAGTATGGACCTCCTTTAATAAGGATTTAAGTTTTGACAAATCAACAAAAGACTTCTCTGAATTGTTGAATTTATCATATGCGACTTTTATATTATCATAATATACATTAATGTCATCAAGTCCATATGGAACGTCTGTAAATCTCTTTTCATTTCTTAATGACAGTATTTTAGTATCATATTTTGAAATCTTCAATTGACCTAAATTGAGTATATCATTAAATTCTTGTAATACAAGGTATCTGTCGGTGAATTTATTGGTTTGTTCGTTAATCAACTTAGTACGATTATTGATCTCTCTAACTCCACCACTATACTTATCGTTCCTATCACCTTCTTTAAGTTTAAGAAGATCAACAGGAAATTCCGTAATTGGTAGTTTAAATTTTTCCTCTAACTTTTTTACTTTATCATAAACATTAAATGCTAATGATAATGACATATTAACGTTAGATGCTGCCGAAATCAATTCATGTTCTTTATTAAAAGTTGATTTAATTTTGTCAAAATTTACACGCAACCAATACTCATCCTTAGAATCCATTAAAAGTTTTTCATTTTCAGGATCATACACCAAAGGAGAGAAATTATATAACGCTCGGTTAACATTAATACCATCGAATAACGACTTATACTTCCCAACGTAATCTAACTTCTGTTTTTTCAGTTTTAATTCACGTTCACGTTTTTCACGAAACCTTTTAAAGGTAACGATTGAGATGATTAAAATTACGATAGATATGATAACGTAAAAAAGTCCTGAAAAAAATGATGATATACTTTCCGCGCGCTCGGCCTTTAATTTTTCCTGATAAGCAACCCTATCATCCCACGTTGAGGTTCCCAAATGTGAAATCAGACTTGTTAAAAATCCATCAATACCTTTGAAGTATTGTTTTTCCTTAAAGTTGGGTTTGAAATTGGACTCTCCCATTTCGTGGGATTCACCGTCGGATAAATAAGGTTCCAATCCATAACCAATCTCAATTCTCCATTTTCTTTCATTAGGAGCAATTACAACCAATAAACCATTGTTCCTGTCTTTTTTACCAACTCCCCATTTTTTAAATAGTTCATTTGAGAAGGTCTCAATATCTTTATCATTCAGAGTTGATACAATCGCAACCGCAATTTCAATATCGGTTTGTTTTTCAAAACTTGAAATCTTGGAATTAAGTTTTTGAATTTCGTCCTGATTCAGGATTGATGCGTAATCGTTAACCCACTCATTTGGGGTGAGATCAGTTTGTCCGAATAAAAGTTGTGGTAAAAAAACCAACAAGAACATTAAACGTTTCATATTACTTGGTCATTTTGATTTTTGGTGCGACATGTGCGGAAGCATCCGCTTTGAAATATTCTCGTGGTGTGAATCCAAAAAGATTGGCCCATAATTTTCGTGGCATAACCATCAATTTCTTATTGTATCCCATAACGGCATCGTTAAATGATTTCCGTTCAATCGAAATACGATTTTCGGATCCTGATACTTCGGACATTAGTTGTTGGTAATTCTCATTTGCTTTGAGTTCGGGATAACGCTCGGATACAACCATCAATTTTGATAAAGCCTGTGTTAGACCACTTTGGGCTTGTTCAAATTGTTTAAGGGTATTGGCATCCAATTTTGATGCGTCAATAGTAATCGCGGTTGCCTTTGCTCTTGCGTTGATTACATCGGTAAGAGTTGATTTCTCGTGTTCGGCATACCCTTGGACAACCTCGACAAGATTTGGGATTAGGTCCATACGACGTTGATATACGTTTTCAACTTGGGACCATTTCGAATTAACTGTCTCGTTCATTTGGACGAGTGTATTATAGGAAGAACACCCATTCATTCCGATAATAATTAGAATAAAACCGAAAATCCAACCTCGGTAAGTTTTTAAAAAGTCTGTTACAATTTGCATGTGTTTTTATTGTTTAGTTTATGTTGACAAAACTACGAATACTTTTTTAGAATACCAAATAATGTGTAAAAATTATTTTTTTAACATAAAAAACACATTATCATTAACATTTAAATAATCTATGAACCCATTTGGGGAATTTTTGATAAAACCTAAGATAAGATGAGCTGTCTATTAGTTTATTAAATAGTGTTTCCATTTCAATCTTAACTTCTTTGTAACTTTTATCGGTTACTTCTTCTAAATGACCGAAAGTCAATATTCTGGACGTAAATACTCTATTTCCGTCTTTCCAATTGTATAAATCACCGTCAATCGATACTCTAAAATCTTTCTGAGATTTTAAATCTGATATTTCCTTTTTGAGTACTCTAATTTCAGATTTCATACTTTCAATTTCACGTAAAGTGATTGTAACTGTTGCTTCCATAATTTTATTGTTTAGGTTGTATGATTACTCCGTTAGGGTATTTTCTGCTATTGTAAAGATACTGATGAAATTTGAATTCTTCTTCAAATGCTTTATTATCAAGGTCAACCCAGTTTTCCTCAACAGGTAGTATTGTTGCTGATACCAAAAGTTCCTTGTAAACCTTTAACTCTCCAAGTTTACCTTCCCAATCGGCATAGTGACGGTAAGTGGCTTGCAGTTCAGCTATTTGAGCTTCAATCTCTTGTTTACCTTCTTCGGTTAGATATATTCCTTTCATATTTGCATTTATTGTTTAGGTTGTATGATTACTCCGTTAGGATATTCAATAGTAAATTCATCACCAAAATCTTGAGATTTAACATAACTCATATTCGTTTCAACAGGTAGTATTGTTGCTGATGATAGAATTTCTTTTAAAATAGATTGTTTACCCGAAATGAAAGACCAATCTCTTGAGTCTTTACAAGAGTCACTATCTTTATATTCCTCAAGTTCAGCTATCTTAGCTTCAATCTCTTGTTTACCTTCTGGTGTAAGATATATTCCTTTCATAAATTTTTGTATCTTTCAGGGTGAAAAAAAGCACAATATAAACCCATCATCCAAATAATAGGATTCCATCCAAAAATGGAAATTTTTATTCTGTCTTTAAGTTTCACAATTATTTATTATTAAATTGTTCGGCAAAATCGGAGACACATTTAAACACGGACAGGATTTTGTTATCAAATTCCGATGATAAAATTACCATATCTTGCATAATATCGTTATTTCTTATGACGCAATAATCTCTTTTTATGTCCATAAAATATAGATATGACCCGTGTTCGTCTTTTAAATTTTCAATAAACACAACAGCTTCCATAAGCCAATTCCAATCTTTATTAAATCGTAATTCGTTATGACTTCTTCCTTTATATGCGTCTCGATGAATTTTGATATGGTAGTGTTTCGGAAACGTTGACCACCAACCCGGATTCATGCTATAACCAGAAATTTCTTTATTAGTTTCTTGCCAAGGTAAATAGGTCCACCCTAACATTAACGCTATATTTTTGTTTCTGTGTACTATTTCTTGTTGTGTCATTTCATCACTTTATTGAATAAAAATTGTGCAACTTTACTTACTTTCTTAGTAAAGAACATATATATAAATTCAGGTGTTGCCCAAAGGATACAAAGTATCCACCAAAAAACTTTTTTCATATCAAATTATTTTTTTCTTGTTGTGTCATATTTTAGATTTTAAATAGTCTAATCCTTTTTTATAACCGAACAAACCAAATATTATTGCTAGAATACATAGACATCCAAATTTTATGGTGTATAGTACTTTCATATCAAATCATTGTTTTTAATGTAATCAAATGCTGCTGAATAAGCATCTTGTGGAGAATTATATGGAATTTCGTTACTTATAACTCCATATTGATTAAAGATTTTTTTAATTCCATAAAACCATTTATCATCTTCTACAGCAACACTAACCCAAATATCATGATTAACTCTTAACCAATCTACTACTTGATGTTGTTCTGGTGCTGAGGTATCATATCTATGCCAAGTTTTAGGGTTAATTGGTTCACTATTATTAAAATGAGTTCTAATATCACCGACATTTTTATAAGATTGAAATTCACCATCTTCTTTATAAATGCTATCGCAAGGTTCGTTAAATCCTTTCTCTTTAAGCCATTTAGCTTGTTCAAATGTTATGTATTTAGGTTCCATTTGTGTTATATCAAATTATTGTTTTTAATGTAATCAAACGCAGCTGAGTAAGCTTCTTGTGGTGTATCATAATTATTACCATTTGCTAAACCTCTCTCAACACCAACTTCTACAGAATATATTTTGTAGGTATAAATTAAATCCATACCAACATCAGGCATTACACCAATCCAAATATCATGTTTTACTCTTAACCAATCAACTATTTCATGTTGTTCCGGTATAGAAACAGATTGCTTAGTCAAATTATAATTACCTAATGATGCGTCACCTATTTCTGTATTTGATATTAAATCAAAAAATCTTTTCACTTTTTCATCAAATCCTTTTTCTTTAAACCATTTAGATTGTTCTAATGTTATGTGTTTAGGTTCCATTTTATTTAATTAAATTTAGTGGATAAGCTGTTAGTATTGATTGTTTATCAATTTCATAATCGTTAGTATATCTAACACGTATTGTATCAGCATTTTCACTAGCAGCTTTTAATGCTTCAGTTACTTTAAGTTTAGCAAATTCAATCATAAATTCTTCTTCACTAACTCTACCTTTTTCCTTTAATAGAGTTTTTCTAAATTCTTCTGCGGTCATCATCTTACTTTAGTTTTTAGGATTGATATTAGTCTATCTTTATTGGAGTTAATATTGGAATTCATTCGATATCTCATCATTTTTGTTGTACTTGTAACACCATTTTTGAAAATGTCAGGCATATCATTATATTTTTCAAATAAAAGTTTATCATATCCGTAACAAATTTCAATAACTTCTTTATATGTTTGATTGTTCAATTCAATTATCAATTCCAATATATCAAGAGAAATTTCTTCGGATTGTTGTTTTTCTAGATATTTAGATAAAATATAAAATATTTTTTCACCTAAACTACGATCATGTTGGTTCATATTCCTTTATTTAATGTTATTTTCCATATCCTTAACAAAACAACCAATTATCATCATTTTCTTAAACTTTTCACGGGCTTGCTCTATGTTTTCATGTTGACATATTACACCTATACCAGTTTGTTCATACCCGGCATTACTTAATACATAAACACGATCAACAGGGTCATAATGAACCGTCGCGGCGTACCCATCAACAAATTCAATATACGGATGGTTATTTAATGTTTTCAAGCGGATATGCGTTTATAATTGATTCTCTATTCACAGTATAGATATAGTCGGGTCCATTTTGATCTACCACATAAGCACTATCCGCATAGGTTAATGGTCTATCAGAATTATGTGCATTGTCACCAACTAAATTAACATCTTCAAGAATGGATTTTAGTTGGGCTTCACAGTGGTATTTAGCCTTTTGGATTGAATATTCTTCCATCATGGAAATCCACCCCGAGGTGGAAACATCTAACTGATGTATTTTAACATCACTATTAAACCCTAATTTAGATTTAATGTATTCTTCTGCGGTCATCATTTTATTTTACTGTTTTAATAAGTTGTTGTAAACACAATAATCTTGCTTCATAATAATCAGTTGTAGAACAATCAATACTTCTGAAAATCGAAGGCTCACCTAATGGTTGTACTGAATAATGGAAAACAATATTACCCTTTTCTTTCCAAGATTTTACTTGACCTTCTAAATTGTATTTTTCTCTAAAAAAATCAAATACTTGTTGATAAAGTGGTGCCGTGCAATGTTTTCCCAATAACCATTCTTCTGTATTTTTAGAATACCCATATTCTAAAATAAGCGGAGCATTGGCATTATACCAACAAAGACAAGGTTCATTAAAACCTAAATCTTTCAGAATCAAAGACTCTTCGTAAGGGATGTGTGCATTTTCCATTTGTTATTTAAGTCTTTTAAACCAATTAATAACTTCTTTATCGGATGTATAGTCATATAACTCAGAACCACCGAATCTATCTTTACAAGATACCAATAATTTCAAAACCTCTGACTCAGTATACATTTTTTCTTGTTTAGGTTCAGTAAATGGAACCGTAGTGAAATGGAAATTACCATTACTTATTTTGTATCCAATATAAGCAAATGGTTTACCATCCGCATCTTCCTTAATTGCAAATACCTCAACATCTGTGGCATCGTTAGGAATGATTTTTTGATCTTTTTTCCTATACCATTCTATTCCCTCCCTAACACCATTCGACCAAACTTCCTGTGTCGGTCCATCAGGATATCCCTGTTCGTTTATAAACATCTCAAGGATGTTATCTTCTTTAAGTTCCATTAAGGATTCACTAAGATTAATCTTATCTTCTTGTGGAATGATGATTTTATAATAACCGTAAGGAACATTGTCTTTATGATAAAATATACCATCAGGTGTTTTTACCCATTTAACTTCAACACTATTACAAGTAGGGTTATTAACAAACCATTCTAAAAACTCATCATTAATCGATTGTACACCATCTTTGATTAGGTCTGGGTCTGTTGTTAGGATGATTTTTTTACAGTCTTCAATAGTACTCCATTGACCTTCTGTATCTATAATAATGTCAGTAACATCTGAACATTGTAATATATGTTCACCATTAAAAAACCAATCACCTTCTTTAATTTCTTCATCAGAAGTGATGTAGATGTGTCTACCTTGTTTCCAATTTAAATTTTCTTTAGATACCCCAAAATTTAAAACAGAATAATAATGTAATCTGCTTGGTTTATCTGTTGGTAATAAATGTAAGTTTTTCATAGGATTCTAAAATTATGTTCGTGTTGAGTAATTCACCACAACAAAGATAAAAATATCTTTTAACATGACCAAAATTATTTAACAAAAAAAATGTTTCCCTTATTAATGAGGGAAACATTTGTTAATTACTTGATATTCAGTTAGTATAGTGGTCTTAAAGATTGTCCCACACATCAGAATCCTTACTTCTTGACATCTTTTTTTTATACTCCAAAACTTTTTTCGGGTTAACAAATAGGATATCTTGATATTCAAATGTGTGATTGTCAATTAAATCATCAACATCTTCATCCGGCCACCAATTGAAGAACTCGATATTACCTCCTTTAAGTTCTTTGGTTTCACCTTCACCCCATATAGAAGGACTTATGATTACGTCGAGGTCATTTACATCGTTAATCATTCCCACAATAACAAGAGGAGCTGAGCCGAACACGGCAAATTTTCCTTTCGGTAATGAAAACTCTTTAAGTTGTGATAGTAGGATGTCAAACTTTTTCATGCGACTTTTACTAATAAATAGTGTGACGGTTCCATAATTCATGGTTTGTATGGAAAATCATAAATTAAGGTATTCCTCATACGGTATTAGTTCGGTCGATATATCGTCAACTGATCTAAGGAAAGGGTAAAAATCCTTACTTTTTGGTGGGGATTGATCACATCTAATATCTAAAAGTTTAAAGAGATCAAGATATTTACGAATAATAATTCCTTCAATCAAATTAGAACTATATTCATATAGGTTTTTCCCTAAATTACTATTGTAAATGTAATTACCATGTAAATCCTCAAAAAATTCATAATATATAACACGATTAACAACATCAATTTTAGTTATAGTTGCGGTAACAAATCGTTCATGAATACCAGGTATGTTATAACAAACTTTCCTTCCAATCAAAAATTTCCTAAGTAATTTTTCTTTTTTAACGTCAAATAAAGATTTCTCCACTTTTCAAAAGTTTAATCAATTATTTAGTTATTAATTCACAATATGGACATTTACCTTGACTTTTGTTTTTTGTCATATTCTTCTCGTATCGTATCTTTGGAGTCTGTTAGGTAGTCTTTACTTTCTAACCATTTGAAGATTTCATCGGCTTGCCATTTAGCACCTGCTATAAAATCTAATCTTGAATTATCAGTTACAATATCACTAACATATGGGATTAATTCTGAATACTGTTTTGCAGCTTCTTCAAGTGTTTCTTGTTTAGGTTCTTCTTGTGGAATGAGGATTAAATATCTAAAATTATATAAATTCCCATAATCTTCAATCTTAACCTCCTCACAACTTGAATTATTAACAAACCATTCTAAAAACTCATCATCAATCGCTTGTACACCATCAGCAATAAGTTCTTTGTCTGTTGTTAGGATTATTTTTTTACAATTTTCTACCCAATCTTCATCAGCATATTCATTAAAATCATCTACTTTATCATTCAAGGTTACTTCTAAATAAGATTCGTCCTCATTTAAAGAAAGAAAATAATCCCCTCTTTTAATTTTTTTATCAGAAGTAATGTAGATGTGTTTAGCAGTATTACTACCTATCAAATTTTCATTTTCTAACTCAAGTCTTCTTCTAAGATTATTTACCCATATTCTACTTGGTTTATCTGTTGGTAATAAATGTAAGTTTTTCATAATATAAGTTTTAAAGAATCACATTTGTAACTCAGTTTAGTTGTTGTCCACCAATAACCTTTATCAAAATGAACTTTACAAGTTAATTTACCAAAAGGTGTTTCAAATGTGAAATCATCTGTTGTATTATATTCTCTCATAACAAAATCAAAGATATCGGTTATTTATGAAACCGCCAAATTTATTTTAGGTTTTGTTCAATCCAACTATCACAAAATTCTATGTGTGCATTACCTTGTCTTTGACAATCAGCACCATAATAAAACATTTTTTCAAGTAATGCAACAACTTCTTCTCTACTATAACTTTCTTTATCTAATTCACAAGCTCTTTCAAAACCATCAACAAATCCACTACACTCATCTTGATTGTGTCTTTTATCAATATATTTTTGTAGTTCAGATTGTAAATTTGATAGTAAAGTCTTTTTTTTAGTTAAAATAGAGATTTCATAGGACTGATTAACTTTGATTTTAGAAGTAACGTAAGCTCTCCAAGGAAATATTATATCTTCTTCATTTTCAGGAACAGAAGAATAATCATCTTCAATTTCAACCAACACGTTACTAATCACATTACCTTTGTTGTGTTCGGTAATATATTTTTCAATAAATGATTTAGGGATTTGTAGTAAACAAACTTCTCCGCATTTACCGCCATTAATATATTCTAAATCTTGTTTCAAAGAACTATCAGTAGTAGCAATGATTTTTTTATCTAAATAAATAGGCATTATTGAACCAATATATTTTTCAATAGTGTTTTCAGAACTAAAAAACCAATCACCTTTTTTTATTTCATCATTTGATAGAATGTAAAGATGATAAGACTTAGCTAAAAGAACATTCTTTAAATAGTCTTGAGTTAAATGACCGCTATAATAATTTAAAATCTTATCGTAAGAAGCATATAAAGAATTTTCAGCCTTGTCGGTTTGCAACATAACAACATCACACTCTTGGTAATGTTTATTGTTGATTTGAAGTGGTTTCATTTTTTAATATTAAAAAATTTAGAGAGAAACTTGGAAAGATCGATTTTAAAACCTTTTGAGTTTAGTTTTCCTGTCCAACTATATTTAATTACAATAAAAGAAAATAATGTATTGACACCAGGAAATATTGTGGCTAAAAAATCTGAAAATTCAGGCGCAAACTCATACATTATACCATCTTTACTATATGCATTTTTAGTCCATCTGTACATTCTTAAAAAAGAAAGTATGTAAATCGTTATTAAGATTGTTAGTATCATTTTGTTTAGTTTTTAGTTATTTAAAATAAACATTAAGTAATGAAGCAGTATATTTACCATCTTCCCATTTTACATTCTTAATAGTATCACTAGGTCTATTAGAATGTTTTAATAACTCTTCATTTGAACAGTTATTATTAAACCAAGGTTCTTGTTTATTGTCTTTTTCAAAAACAATATGATTAGGTGTATTTTTTATAATTGTTATCATTTTGTTTAGTTTAAATTGTTAGTAGTCAGGACAGGACTTGAACCTGTATGATAAGTAGCGAAGTTGTTTAAGTGACAATACACTTACTTATCTATTCACTTCTAGCGTCTACCATTCCGCCACCTGACTGTATTTTTATTCTAAATCAACGTGAATGGTAATTATTTCGTCAAAATCTATATTGTATTCAATACAAAGATCTCTAATTTGATCTATTTTAGAATTTATTTTTGAATACGCTTTTGTTAAAGAGATTGTCGAGTCTACCAAATTATCAATCTCACCTTCCACAGAATCGGCATCGATGTCACCACTATCCCAATCTTGATGATAAAATGAGTTACCATATTCGTCTAACTTTGTATATAACTGAAGGTAAACAGAGTTATCATCATCGTTAGTCAAATCGTACTCAACTTGAATATGAGCTTCGGATGAACCCAAATAAATTTCATAATTAAGACCCTGATCATTCTGTTCTAGGATATTAAAATTAAGTTTTTTTTCTTTAAGGTAATCCTCAATTTTTTGACATATGTTATTTTTTGTTATTTCCATAGTTTGTATTTTACTTATCTCTTCAAGTTTTCGTTCAACTATTTTTGTTCTATTTCTATTTTTGTGTTATTTTGTTTTTCAATATCTTTTTTAATAATACTTAGATTTTGCAAAACCCATTCAGGAGTAACTATTTCATCTTTAACAAATCCAAAATTTCTTTCAGAAAAGAAAAAAGTTGTGTTTTGATTATTCCTACCTTGATGTTTGCAATTTTTTACTTTTACTATAACCATATTATTAATTGTTAGTAGTCAGGACAGGACTTGAACCTGTATGTTTGGTATGTTTTTCTCTCAGGGCTTGTTCCATGCTATACACCCGTCTTGATTACCGACATTTGTGACCCGACAACGTAATCCCATACGCCACCTGACTATATGTTTACAAATATAAAACAATCATCCGTACTCTCCAATAGTAATACTTCTTAATAATCAACAGACTATCAAACGCCTTTCAGTATATAATTATAGGCTTGTACATTTACATTAAACCAAACACTTTGGATTGTGTTGATACTAACCCTACGGATTAACATATTGTTTAATTATAAATCAGATGATTGTTCATTTTTATTTTACCACCAAAAGATACCTCCCCATATCAATAAAAAGATTATTAATAATATAACCCAAAAAGGGGTTTCAATATCAAAAGAATAATCCCCATAAAATCGTGTGCTTGACGATTTATATATTCTAACGATAAAGAACATCAATATCGCCCCAAATATTACATATTTTATCTCGACCATATTACTTTTTTGTTATTCTTTCCAAACTCACGGCAATCACATATAAAGAAAGGGTGGCAAATATTGCCAAGGTAGGATAAAGAACCAACGTTAGAAACAGTTCAAACTCTTTAAGTCTCTGTAGTGGGTCCATTTAATTTTCAATTAATTTAGTGTTAATCCAACATTTAATAAACTTTGCGCTTTCCTCAAGTTGTTTCTTAAACTCATTAGCCTCGATTTTCGAAACGAAGACCTTATGGTAAGTTTCAAAATCTCCACTCCATCCGGTCTTTATCCGCCAAGACACGGTAAAAGATTGGACAACCTCAACGGTCTGAGCGTTGTCTTTTGGTATTTCTATTTTCCTTCTAAAGAATTTCATGATTCAGAATTATGACAACAAAGGTAATGATATATTTTGACATAACCAAATGTTTTTTTAAAAAAAGGGGGTAGGGGGTATTTTGTTAAAAAAATTTTATAAAAAGAAGAAAAAAAACTACTTTATTTCATAAACAACTGAACCATTAATATCAATATGGACAACGCCAAACAAATTATTGTTTTTAAAGTCAGGGGTTCCCCAAACAACGTAACGCTAAAATAAGAAAACACAATCGTTCCCAAAGAAAACCCTATTAATCTCGATGGCCACATTTCCCCACCATAGGCAATTACCATATTCTTAACCGAATACATAAATAAAGCTGATATCGGGATCCCCAACAATAAAAGCAAATAATAATGGTTTCTCAACCATTCATATTTTATTTGACCTTGTAATTGGAAAAAGGTTAGGACCTGACCCATAACACCAAATACAATACCTATTATCAATTTTTCTTTATCTATCATTATTTGTTAGTAAAATTCAAAGATACAAAATCTTTCTCAAATAAAAAACCCCTCTTTATGGGAGGGGTTTGTTTAAATTTAATTGGCCGATTCGGAAACCAAATCTTCAACTGATTCCAAAAGTTGCAAATCCAAAGTGATGGTAACCTCATCAGAAACCAATACACCACCAGTTTCCAAAGTGGTATTCCAAGTTAAACCAAAATCTGAACGATTTACTTTTCCTGAAACTTCCAAACCGTGTTTTGTATTTCCCCAAGGATCAACGCTAACCCCATTATATTCGGAGTTCATCGTTACTTCTTTTGTAACACCTTTAATTGTAAGTTCGCCGGTTACATTATTTGATTTAACATCAACGTTCTTGGCGGTGAAAGTAATACGTGGGTGATTTTCCACATCGAAGAAGTCACCACCTTTAAGGTGGTTGTCACGGTCAACGCTATTGGTATTAATCGAATTAGTATCAATAGAGAATGTTAGGTCCCCGTCTTCACTAATTTCACCATTAAAAACCCCAAAGTTTCCTCTCACCGAGGAGATCATAAGATGTTTTACTTTAAACCCAATTTCAGAATGGAATTGGTCGATAATCATTTTTTTCATAAGATATAAATTTTATGTGAAATTAATAGATGAAAAAAATGGGATTGTAAAATAAAAATGGGGATATTATCTTCCAAAACTTGCGAGGACACATATCTTATATCCTGATATGGCACTTTTTTTCTTACTATCGGTTTCTTTCTTATAAGCATTATCTGTCGCCTGTCTCCATTCAAGAAAATATTTAGGATCATTATCTCTTATACCCTGAGCCATT